TAAGTCTGCTACGCCAGTCGGTATGAGTGAAATCCTAGTAGGGTGGTTGTATCAGTTATTAGGTTGGGAGTCAATGAGCTTGTTGGACTTCAATAGGTTTTCTTCTTGCGTGATTACACGCAAATTCCATGGGACGTGTAGGCCGCATATGGTTGGGTTGATAAGAGGAATGATGTGATCAACAACATACCGCTCCCCGGTTATTTTTGTTAAACGCATGGCATGTAAGTAGAGCCCTTTGATCGCCTCTTTTTGCTCTTGCGTTATCCATGGGGGTGTCGCGTTTTTGTGGCGACGCTTCCTAACGCTATTGAACGCTTTATAAAGATCTGGGTTTTGCTTCTTGTATTTCTCCCTGTGTCTTGTTCTTTCTTCTAACGGCCTTGCGTTTGCCCTGGCTATAACTTGCTCTTTATTTGCTTCGTAATACCTGCGCTTTGCTTGCTTGCCAGCTTCAGATTCGTTGTATGCCCGGAAGTACTCAGCCCTTGTTACGTTAGCTTTTTCCCATTCAACCTTCAGGCATTCAACGCATGAGCCTTTTGTTTTGCGTGGCGCGATGTGGCCATGCTTACACGGCTCACCAGTGTAGTAATACTTTGCTCCAATAGCTTTTGCTTCTGGACGTGATTTAGGTAAATTAGCGATGTCCATATTATCTCCTGTTATACGACACTGGAAATTATAGGACAAATAAAAGGGGGCGTCAACCCCCTCTTATTGGAACGTAATTGCTTACGCGCCTTGGCTTCCGAAGATTCCTAAAGGATCGGAAACGCCAAAACTATAACGCTCCCTTGCTTTATATCTTACGTTACCGGTATCGAAGTCCCCGTCCATTCCCGTACTCATCGGTGTACGCACGAAGTGCTTCAGCCCGTTGGGTACATCGGTGGTGAGGAACCAGCCGTTCGTGTCGGTCAAGAAGTGGTTGATCGTGTAGCCTTCTGGGATCGAACCGTTGTTCTTGATGGCGTTGATGTCGTTGTTGTTAGTACCGACGCGGAGTTCGGTTTCCAACAGACGTGTAGCCACGAACTGGAGGTTGGGGGGAACGATGAGCTTGCGTGGGCGAGCTGCGATCAACAGATCACGTTCATCCGTCCAAGCTGCGATTTGAATGACTGCGTTTTCCAACGAAGTTTCATTCAGGTCAGCCTGGGTAGAAGGCGTGTTGCTGTTAGTTCCGCCTGATACAAGAGGATGTGATGTAGAGAACAGGGGCTGGCCGTCACCGTAAGTAACAGTAGATGCCCATCCGTTGTTCAATACTGCCGCCGCTTTCACTTGCTTCGTATAGCTCATGGCGCGGGCAAGCGCCTTGGTATAGCGAGAGCTGAGTGAATCGTACAGGTTGTCTTCGATTGCCTCTTCGGTAATCGAAAAGCCCATGGCGATTGTCTCGTGAGTGTAGCGAGCAGTCCAAGCTTCTTGTGCGTTGTCATAAGCAATCGCACTACCTTCGTTCTTGACCGGAGCGGCCGAGAATCCAGACAGCTTGGTTTCCTCTTCAAATGAGCGCTCGGAGGTCTCTGTTTCGTAGATCTCCTTGTGCTCTTCCCCATAGCGAGCATACTCAAGACCGAACAATGCGTTCAGGCCGGGGAGCAGCTCTTTCAGTAGTTGTGCGCGTGAAATAGCCATTTATGTTCCCCTTACAGTCCGGTCGGGTTGTAGTAAGCATGACCACCCAAGAAGGTAGAACCGCTAATGTTCGGCATATTGAACTTAACGATAGCTTCTGGGTAATACGTCGTGCTACTTGAAACGAATGCCGTGTCAGGCACCAAATCAACAATACGCAATGGGAGCGTATCCGTGGCCGCGGCAGAACTCAAAAGAATTGCCTGCTGCGAATCACCTGTGGTCGTGTTAAGCGTATTAGCTACAACTGCCACGTTGTTGTTGATGTTGGTGTACTGAAGACCATCGCTCGTCGAAACGACCGTGGTTCCAGTAACAACAGCACACTGGAACAACTGATCAGGATCTTCACAAACGTACGCATAGATGAAGGTGTTTGCCTTGACCGATGTGCCGCTTATCCAAGATTGTGACCATGTGGGCTGACCAGTTACCGATGAAATAAACTGGCAGCCAAGGAATACACCAGCAAACCCAGTGGTTGGGGCCGTGGTTGTTTCCGTGGTTACTGCAATGGTGCCGTCGTTAACAAACTTCACCAGGTCGCCGTATCCAATGCTTGATGCAGAAGATGCAATACGACGCTGGCGAGTTGCTCCGGCGAACACCTGACCACCGATCAAATTGATCGGCTTGAAGCCATAAGGCTTGCTGATAGTCGGGTAAGCCATTTGAGTTACTCCAAATGAGGTTTATCTCTTACCGAATCGGACCTCGGACCGTTTCTCATTAAAGAGCGGCATCCTTGGGTCGTTTTCGCGCATGAAATTTGTATCAACACTCTTCATCCAGTCATTTGCTTGCTTTAGGTAATGAGCATTACGCTGGTCTACCATCTCGATGGGAGCGCGACACAACATTAATCCACCAATCTCAATGTTGCCGGTTTGAGGTCCGGTTGCGAGCAGTGCTCGTGCGACTTCAGGATATTCTTCCCATTTGCATGGTTCAAATCCATCTTGGTGACGGCTTGATACATTCCTGGCGTCTTCCTTTCCAAGGATGGACGTTCTGACCCAGCGATGTCTCCAGCCATCTCGCGGGAGAGGATCAGGCAATGAGCTGGGCGGCTTCCATTGCTTTGGACGTTCCGTGGTTTCACGGGTCTGTGCTTCTCTGGATTCGCGGCTCATAACTTTCCTTCCATGCGTAGTTTTGCCAATTCCATGGCGTATTTTTCAAGCGGCACTCCAATCCTTCGGGCGGCTGCTGCTTCCGAGGCTGTCAGCTTCAATTTTTTAGGTGGCGAGCTGCGCGTTGCCGGGGCAACCACCGAGGCAGGACGTCTTGGCTTTTCGTCTGGTTCGTCCTGTTCACCAAACTTCTCAGGAAACTTTTCCTTTATGCGAGAGTTGATCTTCTCGTAATACTCGTCCGTGAGTGCATATTGTTCGCCATATTCCCGGGTAAGCTTTTTATGCAGGCCCATGGCAAAAAACGTCATCTCATCGTCAACACCTGGATCGCCTGATTGCCCGAACCAAGGATTATCTTGTTTCCAGCGCTCTGCTTTCCGGTCTTGGTAAGTGGGTTGATTATAAGCAGGAGTTTGCTCAGATGGCAACTGTGGTGTTTGTTCAGCCGCAGGAGGCTTAAAATTCTTCACCCGATCGGCCTTCATCATCGCTACATTCAAAGCCTTTTGGGCATTTAAAATGCGCTCTGAATCTTGGCTTTCCAGTGCCTCTTTATATAAACGCTCTGCCTCCGTTAATTCTTTCTCAGTGGCAAACTGCATCGTTTTTATTAACGTTGATTCGCCCGTCGTAAGCTTCTCTTTCAGCTTTGCATTCTCATCAGCGATCTGTTTAGCATAGGCAATTGCAGCCTCTCGCTCTCGCTGCGCCTCTTCCTTGGCGCGACGCTCATCGTGATAACCGTGCTTTAAATGCTGAATGCGCTTTTTGACATTCTCTGAATACTGCTTGATTTCATCATCAGGTATCTCTGATGGATCAGACTTCAATGGTGTTGCATTACGGTCTTGCTCGGGCGTGTCATCCACAATTTCTATTTCTGTGGATCCTTCACCCTCTACCTCTACCTCATAATTTTCTGCCATAACAGCTCCTTTATGCGCGACTGTATCCGCGTGGGTCTTGCACAACACCCTCTACGGTGTCGTCGTTTATAAGCCTAAATTCCCGACCATGTATTTTGAATCGCGTACCTGAATACGCTCTTACCAAAATAAAATCACCTTCTTTGCACCAAGGACCCGTGGGGAATTTTGATTGGTCTTTGTAACAATCCGGCCCTTGTTTTAAAACAAACAAAACTACGGTACTAAACTCCTCTAATTTTGTTAGTGCATCGGGTTTTAAAATACCGTTGGCAAATTTATCCTCTACCTCGGGTAAAGCGCATAACATCCTATAGCCCG